GCTAGCTTTGGCAACTTCACGGAATTGCCGGTCGCTCGTAACAATTAGTTGGCCGTCTGGCGTGTATTCAGCCGTGCAGCCGCGCGAACGAAGATGCGCTGTTGCTTCTTGGATCTGATTTGGATTCACGCCAAGGGCGTCCGACTCCCATTGCTTGTATCTGTAATTGCGCGCCTGTGCGCCGCCACTCGACCGAGTGGGCTTTGCAATAAGCTGGTCCTTGATCTGCTTCCGAACGTCGTCTGTCAGCTTCACTACCGCCCCTCCTCTTTCCCTCCCCCGCTCATCATACTCCGCATCAAATCTGCAGTCTGCGATTGTGGATTGCGTCCGCCAGACACATTGGTCCTAACGTAGTTCCTCGTCGTGCTGGGACTCTGCAGCGGTCGCCTTCCTGGTGTGGCTTGTTCTTTCGAGATTCCAGGCTCGGGGCTGAGGGGCACGTCACTGGACACTAGTTCCTGCAGCTCTGGCAGATCACTGTACTTCGCCACAAGTTCGACGAACTTGCGCAGATTGAGGCTGAGGCCCCACTCAGACATCTGTGGCGCGAGCGGCAACAGAACCTGCGTCACGACTTGCATGATGGTAGACAGTCGCTGCTGAGGGCCCTTATGCTGAAGCGAGTAGGGTTCGACTCGAAAATCATACCCGAAGAAATCATGCTTGCGGTTGCCGGGGCCCCAGATGAATGGTATTTCTCCGAAACTTTCAATCGTTTTCGAGAGCGGAAGCTCGATAAATGGATCCGTGTACAAATACCAGGACAAGTCCTTAATGACTTCAGACGTGAAGGTAACAACCTTCGCCTGCATGTCCTGCAGCATTTGCGACGAAGACTGAACCAGCAATTGCTCCTGGCCAAGTGTGTCGCCTTGCTGACTCAGGCCGCCCATAGCATCAAGATTACCGGCCATGTACGAAAACAGTTCCTTCAAGTACACGACGAAGCTCAGGTTGGCGGGATCGACCTTGCCGTAATTCATTTCCTTAACGGAGTCGATGTGACTGGTGTGCAACACCTGTCCGTCTTCAGCGTCCATGACTCGCTGCGCCGTTCCGTCTGCCACAGCCTGGCCGCTCGCGACCGTAATCGTCTTCTGCCTCTTGGCCTGCCGGCCGAGTTTGTTGAAGAGCTGGGTCAGAAGCTCTTGCAAGTCGAATAAGTGCTGAGCGGGAGCCGAGGGCATGATGTTGCCAGGCACTTTTGAAAAGGCGAGCAAATGATACGGCCCGTGTTCGGGCCCCTCCCATTCGCGCACCATCAGCGGTTCGAGACCGTGTTGGAGGGGAATCGTTACGAACAAATTATCGCCGGGAATCCAAACGTCCCACAATTCGACATGCTTGCGGTATTCAGTCTTGGTGATCGCATTGCCGGACGACAGGCTGGAGGTCGTCTCACTACTACCACTGTCCGGCGAATCATCGGACATCCGCTCCGTGGTAGGGCTGAGCCGATCCCTGGCTCGCTTGCTGTAATCCGGATTGTCCATGACGAGATCGTACGGCATCCGGTAGCGATTTGCACACCAGTCCCATTCCTCTTGCCGACGGGCATTGAAGTCGTACAGGAAGTCCTCGAGCAATATGGGCTCGGCATACGGCTGCCCACCTTCGGAAGAGTACCCGGACCCATGCGGCATGTACTGAGACGACAGGCCGACCTTCATGGCGCCCAGGAGGAATACTGCCGACCGAACGACCTCCGCCATATTGTCGCCGAACCGGATCTTCTCCATGAGGAAATTGAGTGCCAGCTCCAGCTCGTAGCCGGCCACTTTCATTTCGTTCGAGCGAGTTAGGACCAGAGCGCGAGGGGTCTGGCTGATGAGTTGGCGGATCCAGATTTCGACCGCCATCCGAAGCAGATTCACGGGCGTCTTGTCGACGTTGACCTGATCTCCATACCGGCTGCCGGCATAATGACCGACGCTGTTCACGTACTGCTCACGGAACGGCATCATTTGCTTGGCCGACCAAGACATCGAATCGCGTAGACGGTCCACATCCACGGCATCAAGTAGATTGAGCTTGGACTTTCCCTTGCGATCAATACCAGGACGGGCGCTGGGATTATAGTCGTCATCGATCATTGGCGGCCCTCCTGCAGCCGATAAAGGCCGTCAATCATACAGCGGTCGGCGGGGCCGGTCACTGTCTTCACCGGTGTCAGGTTGACGATGGTCGTCTGCAAGGCCGGCTGCATATAGGCCGCCGATCTCTTTGTCGCCTAGTCCCCGGTCGTCATTGTTCGTACCGCCCTGCGCCTTGGCGATCGCTTTGACGACTGCGCGAACATCAGTGCCCGCGCTGTCTCCCTTGCTGAGATTCTCACCCATTTGCTAGCACTCCTGGCTCGTATGCCATCAATGTTTCCTTGGCCAATATGGCCGAATCATAGGCCCAGAGCCCTCGAGCGCTCCTGGAGCCAACCCGTCCACCAACAGAATCGCGGCCACGACATGCCGCCCACTCTACTCGGATATGGGCAATTATCACTGCCCTTGCTGAAAGCGGCCCGCCCTTCAGAGAATTCGTGGGCGAATTCCGCGTCCTTGCTCGTGCGAGGCTTCCTGCATTTGCTCATATCGTCAGTCACTTTCCTTCGGGTCTGCAATCGTAATGGCACCCTTCGCAGCATTCACGGCGGACTGCACTTGGGACTCAGAAGTGTCTTTTTCCATTGTCACTGCTCCATGTAATTAAAAAACGGGAAGTAGCCCTAAAAAACGCGAAATACCCCTCTCTAGTCTATTGACGGATATTTGGCATTCGTGCACTTACCAGTCGCCTTTCGTCTTGCGAACCGACAACCAAGCCCTGCGACGAAAACCAAAGCTACCAGTTGGCGGGTCTATGGCGGATCGACGCTGCTGGATTTTCCGCTCTCCAACCGCGGCCCCGCCTCCGAGTTCTTCCATGGCATAATTGGCCAGGGCGTCTGCAATGACGCGGTCCCCGTGATTGGCCCCTAGATTGGATGGGTCGTCCTGGTCCCTGCCTCCGGGCGCAATGTACTCAACCTTGTTACCGGCCACGTCCTCGTAAGCCAGGCACTCCCGCAAGGCCTCCTCGCTGGGATTATCGAAAAACCCCTCGCCAAGCGCCCAGCGATATTTGGTCAGCAGATCTCGCTTGCTGTCGGCAGTACTCCACCAACCGGGGACCTTTGTAGCCTTCTTCTTGATCGAGTCGCGCGGCGTGCGCCAGTGAAAGTTGCGAAACTCCGACGACGTGACCAGGCCGCGAAAGCCTCCGCCCCAGCCATTGCCCTCCCAGATCAGGTATGCGGGGCCGCCGTCGGGATTGGCAAACCACCGGCAGGCTGCGATAGCAAGCTCTGCCAGGGCCTCGGGGCCGGTCGTATGAGAGGCGAACTCAGCGACTTTGGTGCCCTTGGCCCGATCGAGCACGGATAGAACACTATTGCTGGTCCAGCATGTACCATTTCCGGAGGCAATGTCAGCTGCTATGATATAGTTAGCTGCCGGCGGCCGATCTGATACGCTATCCAGCGGAAACCAGAGCCGGAACTTGCCTCCATGAATTTTCGTGAACCGCTTGAACCTCAGTTCATCGCTGTACTCCAGCTCTCCGTAGACGGTCGGCCGGCGAACCTCTTTGATCAGCCGCTCAATCATTTCATACGGGAAGAATTTAACCGTACTGGCCTCGGGAGACAAATCATATTCTTGGGCAATTTTCATGGGCGTCATCCGGGCCCGCAAGCAACGGCTGACGTACCAAGGACTCCACAGCTTAGTCGAGTTGGCCACGTCAAACCCCCGGCCGTCCAGCATCTTCTTAAACTGGCTGAAGAATTGGTCAGTGTACTCACCGGTCAGGATGACTTTTTTCGTCTCGGGCGAGAGCAACCGCTTTTCCTTTGAGTCGATCACGAACATGTCAACATTCCGCGTCGGATTCGCCATCCACGGCATCCGAATCTTCACGGTGGTGCTCGGCTCCTTCATGACGCGATAGTAAGCCCCATCGGTTCCCTTATACGTCGAAACAAGCAGGCGGCAGTTGGTTACAGGCTCTGTGGCCGATAGAGCATCCTCGTCGTCACCTCGTCGAAACTTCGCAAACTCGTCCATGAGCATTGCAGTTTTTCGACCACCGGAGACCATATCCCCCGTAGTAGCCAGCGCTACAATAGTGCTGCCGTTGCGATGGTTGATCCAGGTATGTCTAGAGATGTTCCGTTCGTAGTCCTTTCCCTTTACGCCGGTCATCCAGAGGGGCATTTCTTTCAAGAGGAAATCAACCTTTGCCCCGAGCGAATCTGGATCTATCGGGTTATCGGCAGTCAACTCGTCCTTGCTAACCATGCCGAATGCCTGTCGTTGTTCGCTCAAAAGCCATTCATACGTGAAGATGGAGATACAGATCCACGTACAGCCCTCGCCTCGCGACTTCTCTATCGCGACATCATTGTAACCCAGATTCTTTCTGATCGTCTCAATGGCGTGCAGTTGACTGATCCACGGAATGAAAGGCAGGACTGGATTCCGGCCCGGCTCAGGGCGGGGCTCGAAAATCCACGCGAACGTCTTAAGCCAGAACAAGAAATCGTTTCGGCAGGCGTCGATCAACCACTCGCGATTGCGACTGTCTTCGAGAGCCCACTGGCGGACTTCTTGACGGAAGCGGATATTCGCAACAGGTTGATCGGGCGGGATTAGGACTGGCATCTACAGCCCTCCTAGATATTTCTCAAGGCCCTTGAAGCCCGGATCCAATCTCTCCTCCACCTCTGCTTCGCTCTCCACCTCCACGGGCCCCATGTCCTTGGGCACGCACCGCAGTACAAACTTCTCAAGAAACGCCTTTGGATCATCTCGCGCATACTGGGCGATCGCGATCGCACCGTTCGAAGGCGACTTTGACAAGATGTCGAGATTGAGTTTACGAACCCCACTCTCCGAGACAAGCACAAGGTCAGCGAGCTGTTCGTATACCCACTTAATATCGCGTATCAGATCCATAGACCCTTGCTCGGACACGACAACATTCGCGGCCGCCGCCGCAATTTCTTCTTGTCTTATTCTCTCTTCCATCTGTAGTTTTCTCTTCCGTTCTTCGAGTAATTGAATCTGAGCCTCTTGTCTCGCAATCCTCGCAATTTGCCGCCGAAGCCCGAGCTCGACCTTTCGTTTCCTCCGATAGGTCGTCATACCCTCGCTGGCCCCCCTTTTCCTTCGCGACTGCTTTTCGCGATCGCGTAGGGCCCACGCGGCGTCTTCCTTCTCAATAGCCCGCAGTAGTGCCGACCGATTTGTAAGGACTTTGCCCGCAATCTCCTTGCGTCTTAGCGTTGATCGAGTTTGGCGAATCCGTGACAGTTCCCTACCCCAAGCCCCCTCCCCCTCCTTCCATTGGGCGGCCGGCATTGTCTGCGCCACTTCCCTTAACGCTATCCACCTGGCATGCCGTCGAGCACATGGCGTTGCTCCGGGCCTAGTTTTCTCTATCCACTGCTTCTTGAACTCATCCCATTGGTGGGCCTCGCGAATTTTTCGCTTGACCCATTTGCTCATAAAATCAGGCTTCCCATTTGACGCCATGATAAATGCGAGTATACTAACAGAAGCGTAAGTATTTCATCGCCCCAGGAGGCTGTGTCGTGGCCAACAAAGGTAGAAAATTTCCACCAGAGATCTACACTTCAGAAGAAATTGAAAAGTTGTTGCGTGCATTCCCCTGTACCAAAACAGGCATCCGCAATCGGGCACTGGTCGCAACGTATGCCTATAGTGCCCTGCGATGTGCGGAGGCCATCGACCTCACCCCCAGCGACATCAATCTCGTCGAGTGTTCTGTTCTCGTACGGTCCGGAAAGGGGGAGAAAAGGAGGCTTGTTGGGATAAGTGCCAAGGCGGTCCCATTCATCGAGGACTGGTTGCAGTGTAGGCCAAGCAGCAAACACCTGTTCTGCACCAGGGGCGGCACGCGGCTCGCGGAGTCGTACGTCCGGTGGATGCTCAAGAGGGCTGCAGAACGAGCCGGCATCGAGCATAGGATGCACGTTCACGGCTTGCGACATACTGCCATTGTCCATGCTGTTGAGGCCGGCCTTTCCATTCGCCTTGCCCAGCGACAGCTGGGCCATTCGTCACTGAATACAACCGACGTGTATCTAAACCATCTCAAGCCGATGGCGGTGATTGAGGGCATGAGGGGACTGGAGTGGTGACCTCTCGTTCCCTTTCGTTGTTTATTCGTCGTCTTCAAGGCAGAATACTTCGGACATCATGATGACAGTGTCCCCGTAGAAGACGCTTTTGCCGAGATCGCGAAGACCTTCCTCGAGCGTGATGGTTTTCAAATCCTTCATCAATGGCAGAGCAGCGTAGGAAACCGACGCATCAGTGTGGCGGCTGACCCGTTTCAGCGTATCGTAAATTGCGAGCATACACGGGATTTCATTGAACAAGAACGATACTTCATACTCAAGGTTGCTGATCGTCACCACATACTGCTTCTTCATTTTTGCGCTCCATTGCCTCGCGGGAGCCCGACAGGCACAGGCCGGCACGCTTCCTGGGCAATAACAGCCAGGTTAAGCCCCGCTTCTGCCGCCTCCGCCGTCGCTTCTGCCGCCTCCGCTGCCGCCGTAGCCGCCGTTGCCGCCTTCGCCGCCGCCGTAGCCGCCAACGCCGCTGCCGCCGCTGCCGCCGCCGCTGCCGCCGTAGCCGCCGTTGCCGCCTCCGCCGCCGCTTCCGCCGCCTCCGCTTCCGCCGCCTCCGCCGCCCACTCCGCCGCCTCCGCCGCCCACTCCGCCGCCTCCGCTTCCGCCGCCTCCGCCGCCCACTCCGCCGCCTCCGCCGCCCACTCCGCCGCCTTCCTTGCCGCTTCCGCCGCCCACTCCGCCGCCTTCCTTGCCGCTTCCGCCGCCCACTCCGCCGCCTTCCTCGCCGCTGCCGCCGCCGCTTCACTTCGATCGCTACCGTCTAGCCACGCCGTTGCCCACGCATTCCACGACGGGTCGTGGCATACCTTTTTGGCGCACAGAATTCCGAATCGCACTCTCTGTTCGGTAGTAATTTCCGGCAGTGGAATCTGTTTGACTGTTTTTAGCGTGGTACAGCCGACCTTGAGGCCTCGGTCTGTTCTTTTAACCTCACCTTCCGCTTCCCATGCCTGCGGATCGCGTAAACCAGCGTGAATTGGATTCAGCAACACCGCAAGCAATAGGTCTGTGTAAGCATGCAAATATCCTGGACCACACAGGTCACCCTTTCCGTCAGTTGTGTGTACGACGTTAGCGCCCCATTGACATCCGCAATAGGACCTGCCATCTTTACTGGTGAGTTTGTAGAGTTTCATGAGTTCTCAGCGTCTCCCCATCCTAGCTCCTTCCGTAGCTCCGATTCCCGTTGCACCCAATACGTGCCAGTTTCTCCACGAAACCACGGATCTCCGATCGGAGCGAACCGGCTGCGCTCTAGCATTTCCGCATATCCCATGGCGTCGATACGTCTTTTGTTGTCTTCGGTCAGTTTCATTTAGTTTCCTCCGCCAACCGCGGGTACTCCCTGGTATATCGCTTCCAGCATCCACATGCCTCGTCATGACAAGCAAAGTTATCTAGCATCTTCCGCGCCGCCTCGCGGGCCTCGTCACACTGCTTGATTACTTCATCCAATTTCATCCTCAACGTATAGATTTCTCGACGTTCAATCTCGCTCATCGTACCCCTCTTCCCCTCTGTCCAACCAACACAAAAGGCGTTCCGCTCTATTTGTGTTATTGGCCAAGGATCACTAGCAACCCATTTGATCCACGCTTTATCTGCTAGGTGCTCACTCATTTAGTTTTCTTCACTCACAAAATCGGTGCGGGATGGGATCGAACCATCCCCGCCGTATCGTTACCATGGCTCTCTACAGCGGGCCAGGCCACTGGCCGCTCCACTTCACTAGCTACTGTGCATGGCCCGTAACTCCTCTGGCGTGTACGCACAGTCCACGGCCTGCCCAGAGTGCGTAGCATGTCGCATGCGGCTGATGGTGCTGGCCACCCCATCCAGGGCTTGACGGAACCGGTTTGTCTTGTATGTCGCCGTCGCGAGTCGGTCTATCCCGAGGCCAGCGCCAGTCAGGAACGCATCTTGATTCGCCGCCAGGAACGTGAACTTCCAATTGTACACCTCGCTTTGATGCTTGATCATATTCCTGATCTGCTCTCGATCAAATTCCCGGCTGGAGTTCTCGTATCCATCCGTAACAATCACACACACCACCAGGCCGGGGCGCATGGACTCCTCCATGGCAGCCAGCCGCTGGCCGGTCTTGGTGATCACGAAACCCAGCGAGTCGTATAGAGCGGTACAGCCTCGGGGGTACAGACAGAATCGCGGTACGTCATTGATGGGAATGCCTAGGTGTATAAACTCGCATTCCGTATCGAATTGTGCCAGCGTATACAGACACTCTCCGGGTTGCTTCTTCTGTTCAGCAACGAAGCGATTGATCCCACTCTCGGCCGCCACGCAACAGGCCCACATTGAGCTGCTTCGATCAAAAATCACTGTCACATCTGCAAGGTCATTTCGCATATGCTGTCTCCTCAGCCAACAGGTCCAATTCCCGGTCATACCGCGTCCATGCCGCGACAAGTCTTTTGGCATAGTAGCAAAAATCACTTTCGGCTTCCGCCAATTCTGGCAGAGACCTTCCCTCATCCCAGTCCGCCAACAGGTCCACCACTTCCGCCAGGGCCAGATACATTCGCGGCGGGCACACTGCCTTCATTGCGGATGCAAGGGCCACGCAGAGCAGTGGGTCGCGGTGCATGGTCGTAATCTGGGCAAGGTCCTCACGGCCTCCGGGGACCTTAATCTGCACTTGGATTTTCTTAGTCATTGGCCCACCTTTCGCGTAATGAAACTATTGGGAAATCGTCATGGTATGGTTCAGGCTATTGATAGCGTACTGAAACCTTGCCAGCAAACTTTGTCCGATTAGCGGTTCGACATCCGCGTCAATCACCATTACCATCACGCCCATCGTGCAAGCCACAGCGAAGGCGATGCAGGCCAGGCGGATGGCGGGCCGGCCGCGATCCGCACGCCCGGACGCCGCACTGATTCGAGAATGTGTCACTGTAGTCATGCGTGATCTTTCTTCAAAATCGCCTTCGCTGCCGCGCTGACAGCCGCTGTAACGAGCGTGACATTCCTCACTCCGGCTTTCTTTGCCGCTACCTTCCACAGATCCCATTCCTTGCGGGATACGCGAATGCTACGCGTAACAAGACCGTCAGCACCGGGCAACGATTCAGCCATTAGACTTCTCCAATTTGTAATACGGAATTACCTGCAAATCGACCTTCAAGCCCCCTGCTGAACAAATGTCGCTACGTCTTGGAGGCGGTGTGGTAGAGTCGAGCCAAGCTAACGTAACCCCATACCAAACCGCCACCGTCCGGTCGTTAGTCGGCAAGTCACCAACGACGCACAATACCTCCTCCCACGATGGGACCCGCTTGAATGCCAAGACCATCTGGTATTGACAAACCTCCAAGGTAACGACCGTAATGGTTTTCATGGATGTATCTCGCCCTTCAGGAACCCGGCCGCCTTTACAATCAACGCCCGCACAATTTTCCTAGCCTGAGATTTCGACATCCCGATCACTCCACTAATTTCACCGTACGACGCCCCACAGGCCCAGAGTGATAGCACCCCCAATTCGTCTGGGCGAAGCTGCTTGTTCAGCTCCTCCAGGCAGTATTGCGTCAGGTCAAGCTGGTCCACGACCGTGGCCGGATCGGTCGTGTCGGCCATGGCATCCTCCCAGTCGCCCTCCTCTAAATCACTCAATAGCAGCCGCTTCGTGGCGGCCTTGTACCGATCCCGACCCTCTGGGCTGACCCGTTTTTCGTCGGATCGATTTACGTCGGATGCACGCGCCACGGTTACAGGAAACGAATTCTTATGGCAATACTTTGCCAACGACTTGAACACGGCCACATATGCGTACACGAAAAAGGACGCATCAGGCCAGTTCGGATCGTAAGTCTTCATGGCCTCCAACAGCGCCAGTCGCCCCTCTTGCTTGAGGTCGTCTAGGTCGTATGCCCCGGCCCGGTCATTCTGCGCAGACGTATAGTGCTTGGAGATCACCTTGAACACCACGTCCTGATAGTTCTCAAAATTGAGTGGCAGGTCCATGCCGATGACTTACTCCATCCTGGTTAGTTGTTATGCCAGAGTGTCATTGTGCCGGCCAATGAAATGATACTGATTATGTCGTAATCGTCCACAGTAAGCACGCGATTCGACCCTGTGTCGAAGTATTGGTCACAATCCACCTTCAGGCAGGCAAATCCAGCAAGCCCGACCTGAAACCATTCACCGACTTTCAAGGATCGAAAGTCGCTCGTGCCGGAAGGTGGTGATACGTACTGATACACCACCGTTTTCCGACTCCTGTCAACTGTCTTCGATGTCACCATCAGTCGCGTCCTCCACGTTGGTTTCCGCGTTGCTCGACGTATTGGCCAACACACCCTCCCCCTTGGACGCCGCCCGCAGTACGGAGCATACGAACCCCATATCTGGCGTTTCAGACTCCAATCGTTCAGCCTTTTTCACAATCGTCGCTCCATCGGCACGGACTTCCACCAGGCCCCACGCTTCAGGAACTTCCCCGATCGGAATAATTCCAACTGGACATGCCATGTACCAATACCGGCAGAATCGCATGATACAGGCGGACTTATCCGGGTCCCTCAGCTCACTACGCCAGTCGGTCTTTGTAACCTTGATCTCGACCCCGGCGAGCCACAGGCCCCGGCTGGGGAATACGCTGGCAACAATTGCATCAATGAACCGCGGCTTCGCCATCGCGTCGCCGGTACAGCTTCGAACCTGTGGAAGCAGCACGTAAGTGGGACTTGGGAATACGAACTTCAGCCGCGCAAAAACGTCAGCCTCTGTGTAGGACCGCTTGTCCCTATGCTTGGTGGCCGACAGAGGACGGGATGGCTTGCCTGGCGCGGGTGGGCTTGGTAATTCCCATGTATGAAATAGACGCTCGACGGTCATTGGGCGCTCCCTAGTTCCAGACACAGTTACCAGGACAAAAGTCTTGTCCCCGGTCCCTCCTCAGCAGCTCGCTCCCGACCCGA